GCATTGCGATATGAACATATTCAGGAAAGGCTTGAGGCAGGGGAAAAGCGATTTACCCGCATTGAAGCCATGATTATAGGAATATACGTTATCCTTATTGGGTCACCAATAGTAACGCAAATTATCAACTAGGGAGGCTTATGCCTTTTTTGCAAAGTAACATCCCGCACTTCAAGTGCTGGGTGCGTAGGGAATATACCCACAATCACAACCAGTATCATGGCGAGTTTCTGCATGCGATGGCAATAGCCGTCACCACAATACCCTGCAGGAGCTTGAGTTTTCAGATTATATTTACTGGTGCCGAAACCTACGACAACGATGAACCGAATGTTCATGGTGGGGCGATGTGGGCAAGAATGCCTATAACTGCCTTGGTAGGAGACACCCCTTTCGAGGAGTGGGCTGAACCAATGCCCGTATGGGCAGCGCAGCCTTGGGACTGCTCATCGAGGACGCACAGTGTTTATGTGCTAGACAGATGTACACCTTGTCCGTGGCTGGCAAAGATAGATGGGGAGTTTTACCCCGCCAAGTATTATTTTACCGTGGATTACACCGATTCCGAGATTGGTGATGACCCTGCACAACACAAACAATCCCATGTGCTGGAACTGCTTGATGCAGGAAAATGGACAGGGAACATTATAGCGTTACCAAACAATAGGGTCAGGGTAACTCATCCCGCTTGGTTTGAAATGGGAGAAGGCGCACCTGATTTTAGACCGTCCCAGCATGTCCATTACAGTAAGTCTGATCTGGATTACACGCTGGATGTAAACAGGGTATTTGATAACTTATATTCCGAGGTTGATGATGAAGAAGTCTAAAGGTTACAAGGCTGGCGGCAAGATAAAAACCAAAGGCATGATGAAAGGCGGCATGGCAATGAAGCCCAAAGGCATGGCTATGGGCGGTGTTCCTGTAATGAAAAGCAAGGGATACGCTAAAGGCGGTGCAGTCAGGGCAGACGAAATGAAAGTTAAAGGTATGGCTGCGGGTGGAGTAGGAACAATAGCCCGTGGTTCTGGCGCAGCAAGAGATCAGATGTTCAGGAAAAACGGCTAGGTGGCAATTGATAGCGCAATGACTCCCTCTCCTCTGGAGTTACAGGGGGAGCCAGCTTTACAGATAGAAATAGAAAACCCTGAGTCGGTTTCTATTGAAACCCCTGATGGCGGGGTATTGGTGGATTTTGATCCTAACAACCCCATGACAGGGGGAATGTCTCATGATGCTAATCTGGCAGAATTCATTGATGACAGGGATCTGACAGAGATCTCATCCGAGCTTGTAGGTGCTTTTAATGCAGACAGGGACAGTCGCTCAGACTGGGAACAGTCCTATATTAAAGGTCTGGACTTGCTTGGACTGAAGTTTGAAGACAGGACAACCCCTTGGGATGGTGCGTGTGGCGTATTCCATCCTATGCTTTCTGAAGCAGTTGTTCGCTTTCAGGCACAGACTATACAGGAAATTTATCCCGCTGCTGGCCCAGTTAAAACAAATATTGTAGGGCAGTTAACAGAGGATAAGGTAAAACAGGCTTCACGGGTAAAAGAATATCTTAATTACCTCATTACCCAGAGAATGGTGGAGTATCGAACTGAAACGGAGAAATTGCTCTTCTCCCTTCCTATAGCAGGATCAGCGTTCAGGAAAGTATATTTCGACCCGAACATGGACAGACCTTGTGCCATGTTTGTTCCTGCAGAGGATTTTATGGTCAGTTACGGAGCGTCCGATTTAACGACATGCGAGAGAGCAACGCATGTTATGAAGAAAACTTCTAATGAAATCAAGAAGTTACAATTTGCAGGATTTTACAGGGATGTAGATATTCCTTCTCCTACCCCTGATGTTAGCGATATACAGGAAAAATATAACCGATTAACAGGTGATTCTGACAACTATGAGTTTGATCATCGCCACACACTACTTGAGATGCATGTCGATATAGATCTGGCAGGCTTTGAAGATATGGCGAATGGTGAGGAAACAGGCATAGGATTGCCTTATGTTGTCACTATTGATAAGTCATCATCAACAATTTTATCGATCAGGCGCAACTGGCTTGAAGATGACTCTAACAAGATGCGTAGGCAGCACTTTGTGCATTATCAGTATTTGCCCGGTCTTGGATTCTATGGCTTTGGTTTAGTCCATATGATTGGTGGGCTGTCCAAATCAGCCACTTCATTGCTTAGACAGTTGGTGGATGCGGGTACTCTGGCTAATCTGCCCGGTGGTTTGAAGGCTAGGGGTCTTAGGATTAAGGGTGATGACACTCCGATAATGCCCGGTGAGTTTCGGGATGTTGATGTCCCCGGTGGGGCGATACGGGATAGCATTTCTTTCCTCCCATATAAAGAGCCAAGCAGTGTTTTATACCAGCTTTTAGGTGATATTGTCAGTGAGGGACGTAGATTTGCCTCCGCAGCAGACGTAAAAGCCGCAGATATTAACGGAGAAGCCCCAGTAGGGACAACTTTAGCGATATTAGAGCGCGAAATGAAGGTGATGAGCGCAGTTCAGGCGCGGGTTCACCACTCTGTTGGCAAGGAATTAAAGATTTTAGTCTCTTTAGTCCGTGATTATGGGCCTTCATCGTACCCATACGATACAAAAGGGCGTGAATTAACGGTTCAGGACTTTGATGACAGCATAGATATCATTCCTGTTAGCGATCCTAACGCTGGAACGATGGCTCAACGCATTATGCAGTACCAAGCGGCACTGCAATTAGCGGCTCAAGCCCCTCAAATGTACGATTTACCGCTTTTGCACCGCCAAATGATTGAAGTTCTGGGAATCAGGGATGCTGAAAAGATTATTCCCACGGAAGATGACATTAAACCGACTGATCCTGTGTCTGAAAACATGAATATGCTTAATGAAAAGCCTGTCAGGGCGTTTATATATCAGGATCATGAGGCACATATACAGACTCACATGTCAATGGCGCAAAATCCAGAGATTATGAAGATAATGCAGCAGTCACCCGCTGCAAAACAGATTATGGCGGCTGGTGCAGCCCATATTCAGGAGCATATTGCCTTTGCATATCGTGCGAAGGTAGAAAAAGAGCTTGGTGTAGAGCTTCCGCACCCAGATGAGCCTTTACCTGAGGATATTGAACTGCGTATATCGCGTCTTGTTGCCCCAGCGTCTGCTCAAGTTACTGGAAAAGCCCAGCAAATGGCGCAAGCCGAGCAAAATTCCAAACAAATGCAAGATCCTGTCATACAGATGCAGCAAAGAGAGCTTCAGATCAAGGAAGGCGAAGCAATGGCTAAAGCGCAGGCTGAAATGGCAAAAATACAGCTTGATATGCAAAAAGCGCAGGAAAAAGCCGTTTTTGACAGGGAAAAAATGGATCAGGAAGAGCGCATAGAGAGCGCAAGGATAGGGGCAAAGCTTGCTACAGACGAAAACAGGCTTTCCTCCGCAGAGATGTTAAAAGGTTTTGAAAGAGGAGTAGATGTGGTTAAGGACACACTGAGTGAGTAGGGCGTTTGATAACTCTATGGATGTACTCAGGGATCTTCTCAGGCAGAAAATGAATGAAATGTCTGACCACGTTGCTACTGGATCTTGTAAGGACTATAGCGAATATACCCATAGCTGCGGTGTAATTCAAGGATTAGCACTAGCAGAAAGGGAACTTCTCGACCTCAAGGAGAGAATCGAGGGAGGCTAATTCATCGCAAAGGCGATGCAAGGTGGCTCTGGACACCGTATTCCAGTGCAGGAGCAAAAAATGGAAGCAGTAAAAACGGAAGAAGAGCCAAGAACGGCTCACCAACTTCCTGACCCCAAAGGTTACAAAATATTAATTGCTTTGCCAGAGCCTGACGAAAAAACGGAAGGCGGCATACTTAAAGCGAAACAGACTCTTCATGTAGAGGAAGTCGGATCAATCTGTGGCTTTGTGCTAAAGCTTGGCCCAGATGCGTATAAGGACAAAACACGGTTTCCCTCTGGGCCTTATTGCAAGGAACAGGACTGGATTGTGATGCGTTCTTATTCAGGTACTCGTTTTAGGATACATGGCAAGGAATTCAGGTTAATAAATGACGATAGTGTAGAAGCAGTCGTTGAAGATCCAAGAGGGGTAGAGAAGATATGAGCGAAGAAATGGCGTTAGAGGTTGATAACAATCCGCAAACTTCTTTTGAAGAAAAATTTCTTGGTGTTAGAACAAAAATTACCAAGCCAGATACAAGTGAAAATGAAATAGATCTTGATCTGGAAATAGTAGATGACAGGCCGCCTGAAGATCAAAGACCGCCTCCTAAGGAGGAAGCATCTGAAACAGTTGATTCATCAGATGAGGACGAAGAGCTTGAAGGCTACAGTGAAAAGGTCAAAAAGCGAATTAACAAGTTGCGTTATCAGCAGCATGAAGAGCGCAGGCAGCGTGAAGCTGCTGAAAAAATGCGTGAAGAAGCTGTTAAGGTCGCGCAACAATATGCTAGCCAGAATAAACAGTATGAAGATGTTATCAGGCGTGGCGAAGACATGCTTGTTACGCAAATTAAAGACAGGGCGACATTAGCCGTAGAGCAAGCAAAGTCTCAATACAAAGCGGCTTATGACGAAGGAGATACCGATAGGGTTATTTCCACTCAGGAAGCACTGATTACAGCACAGGCAGAGCTGCGTGAGGCTAGTAATCATGAGCAGGATATGCAGAGGCGGCAAGCTGAATATCAACAGTATATGCAGCACATGCAGCAAAATCCTCAATTTGCACAACAACAAGCAATGCAGCAACAGAATATGATGCCGCAACAACCGCAACAACAGGCAGAAAAGCCTGAAGTTAGCGCAAAAGCAAAAATGTGGTCAGAAGAAAACCCTTGGTTCGGGGATGATGAACATAAGGATATGACCGCTCTTGCTTACGGGGTTCACGAAAAGCTCGTTAAAAACGAGGGCGTTGATCCCAATTCAGATGAATATTTTGAAACGATAGATCGTACTATGCGTTCTAGGTTTCCTGAATATTTCGGGACTGAATCAAATGAGAAAGAGGAGCGTTCTTCTCAAGCGAAGTCCCGAAGTCCATCGATGGTGGTGACCCCCGCATCGCGGAACAACGGGTCTAAACCTCGCAAAGTTAAGTTAACGCAAACTCAAGTTGCTCTCGCAAAGCGGCTAGGTCTAACTAACGAACAGTATGCCAAACAACTCGTAGAGGATATGTCAAATGGCTGAGAAGCGCACCCCAAGGGCTAACGAAGCCCGTGAAACTGAAATTCGTACAAGTGATTCTTGGAAACCAGCATCTGTGTTGCCTATTCCAGACCCTAAAGACGGTTATGTTTTTAGATGGGTCAGGACAAGCACACTAAATCACGCTGACAACACCAATGTCTCCCAGAAGTTTAGGGAAGGTTGGGTTCCAGTGAGGGCTGAAGATCATCCAGAGTTGGAAGTAATGTCAGATGTAGGCTCAAGGTTTGAAGGAAATATTGAAATCGGTGGTTTGTTATTGTGCAAAGCTCCTGAGGAAGATATGAAAAAACGCCAAGAGTATTATCAAAACATGGCTAGCCAACAAATGGAATCGGTTGATAACAGTTTCATGAGAGAAAATGATCCGCGAATGCCTCTGATGAATACAGAGCGAACATCGCGCACAACCTTTGGCAGAGGATAAGTTTTTAACTTTCCTCATTCTTTTAATATGTATGGAGAATTATCATGTCTGCTACAGCGACTCCCTCTGGTGCGGAACCCATTGGCACACTAAGTGCTAGCGGTTCTTTTACTGGAAAAGTTCGCCATATTAAGATTGCAAGCGGCTATGGCACAGCTATCTTTTATGGTGATTTTTTAAAAATAGTGAGTTCTGGAACAGTAGAAAAAGATACAGGAACAACTTCTTTGACTACTGTAGGCGTGTTTATGGGATGTTCTTACACAGATCCAAGCACCTCCCAGAAAACATTCAACCAGACCTTTCCCGCAAGCACAGCGGCTTCTGACATTATGGCTTACGTCCTAGACGATCCAGATGTCTTAATGAAGATGCAGAGCGATGCAAGTTTGGCACAAACTGTTTTAGGTAATAACTTTGCAGTGGTTCAAACAGCGGGTTCTACTACAATTGGGCGCAGCAAAAATGCCGTTGACGGTTCAACTGCTGCTACGACTAACACGCTACCGTTAAGGCTTATTGACTTTGTTGATGGCCCTGACAGTGCGATAGGTGATGCATTTACTGACGTAATCGTTAAATTTAACGTAGGTCATCAGTATGTGAACACCACTGGCGTATAAGGAGGCTAAGTAATGGCTATTTCAAGAGCGCAGATGCTCAAGGAGCTTTTACCGGGTCTTAACGCCCTGTTTGGTCTTGAGTATGGAAAGTACGAAGATGAGCATACGGTGATTTACGAAACTGAATCATCGGATCGTTCATTTGAAGAGGAAGTAAAACTTTCGGGTTTTGCTGCTGCACCTGTCAAGACTGAAGGTTCTGCCATCAGTTATGACTCAGCGCAGGAGTCGTTTACGGCTCGCTATAACCACGAAACTATTGCTATGGGCTTTAGTATTACAGAAGAAGCTATGGAGGATAACCTCTATGATTCCCTGTCTGCTAGATACACCAAGGCATTAGCTCGTGCTATGGCGTACACCAAGCAAGTTAAATCGGCTTTTCCTTTAAACAACGGTTTCACCAATTCTTATCAGTCTGGTGACGGGGTTAACCTGTTTACTGCTTCTGGTGACGGTGTAACTGGTGGTGATGGACACCCTCTAGTAAGCGGTGGCAAAAACAGCAACCGTCCTGCGACAGCGGCTGATCTTAACGAAACTTCATTAGAAGATGCGGTAATTAATATTGCAGCATTTACTGATGAGCGTGGACTTTTGATTGCGGCTCGTCCTAGACGATTAGTTGTACCGCCTGCGTTACAGTTTGTGGCAACTCGTCTTCTGGAAACAGATGGCAGAGTAGGAACGGCTGATAACGACATTAACGCTTTGCGTAATAACGGTTCAATACCTGAAGGCTATGCAATCAATCATTATCTGACTGATTCAAATGCCTTTTTCCTCATTACAGATGTTCCTAACGGAATGAAGCAATTTGAGCGTACTGCGCTTGAAACTTCTATGGATGGAGACTTTGACACAGGTAATGTTCGTTATAAGGCCAGAGAGCGTTATAGCTTTGGCGTTTCAGATCCACTAGGAATCTACGGATCTCCCGGTAGTTCTTAACCTGATCGGGGGCTTCGGCCCCCTTTTTTCCTGACTGCGTAAGCAGACACTAGCCGAGACAGGAGAACATAATGGCTAATACAACTTTTAATGGCCCCGTCCGTTCAGAGAATGGATTTACGGTCATATCCAAAAACAGTACAACAGGTACTGTTACAACTGAGTTTACCCTTGACGGAAACGGCTTGCAGGTCACTCCAGTTGCCTTGGCAGATACAACAGCAATTTCGCTAACAGCAACGGCTCACGGAGGAAGAACTTCTGTAGTTCCTGCTCTTACAGCTACTTGCACGTTAACTTTGCCTAGTCCTGCCGCTGGTGTATTCTTTAAGATAATTTACGGTGGTGCGGCAGAAGAAACAGAAAATCTGGTTATTGATACAGGATCAGACACAAATTTCTATCTGGGCGGTATCGTTCATCTTGACTCAAACGCGGATAATGTTTCTGTATATGCAGATGGAAACTCAAACTCAATCCTGACGTTAACGGATTTCGGTTTGATGGAAATTAACGTGTTGGCTAAAGATTCAACCAACTGGTATATCTGGGGCTATCAAGAAGGCGTGGATGTTCCTGCCTTTACTGACCAGTCATAAGACATGGGGGCGTAAAGCCCCCCTTTATTTTGGAGATATACAATGGCTGATGCAGTAACCTCTCAGACAATCCAAGATGGCGCACGAAACCTGATTATGAAATTCACTAATGTAAGTGATGGTTCAGGCGAGTCTGCTGTTGCAAAAGTAGATGTATCTGCTTTGTCTGTTGATCCAATGACAGGTGCTACATGCACTCGCGTAGCGATCAGCAAAATACAGTTTTCTACAGTCGGCATGAGCGTTAAAATAGAATTTGATGCTTCCACTAACGTGTTGGCGGCACACCTGCCAGCAGATTACGCTGACGAATTAGACTTTACTTCCTTTACTGGCATACCTAATAATGCTGGTTCTGGCGTTACTGGAGACATTGACTTGACAACAGTCGGGCATAGCAGTGGCGATGCCTACACAGTGGTTTTGACAATGGTGAAATCCTATGGCTAAACTTGAAGTCTTTCAAAATGGAAACTGGAATAACGGAGATCCTGTATACCAGATTGGTATAAAGAACTCTGATGGCACATATGAAACCGTTGTCTTTGACTTGATGACAGAAACTGAAGCAAAGCGAATTTTAAAAGAAATGAGCAATGATGTGGAAGTTGTCAGATCAAGGACTAAAGACGGAACTTTTGCCAAGGATGATCCTGACACAAAAGAAAATGAGGCGTGGGAAGTAAAAAAGAAAGCCCCTGCCAAGAAAAAAGCTCCTGCCAAAAAAGCCCCTGCCAAGAAAAAACCTGCCAAGAAGAAGTAATGAGAAATTATCGCAAAGAGTACGATAATTATCATTCCAGTTCTAAGCAGAAAAAAAACAGAGCAGGAAGAAATGCTGCCCGTAGAAAAATGTCAGCGGCAGGAAAAGTTAAAAAAGGCGATGGGAAAGATGTTCATCATAAAGACAGAAATCCCAAAAACAACAAGCGTAAGAATCTTAGAGTAGTAAGCAAATCTAAGAACCGCAGTTTTAGGAGAACGTGATGAACAGTCCTTTTGAAAGTATGATGTCTAATTATAATCCCTTGTCCTTCAGGAGGCAGCCGCAGCCTAGTCAACAGCTTTACAGTGGAAATACCTATTATCCACGGATGGCTGGTTTGTCTGGTTATGGCATGAACCCGTATATGAGAAATCAACCTTCTTTTGGCGGGATGTATGGAAGAATGGGAGGATATCAAAGCCCAGCAGGAATGAAAGGCGGCACGTTTAATCCTTATGGCAGAAGCATGAGTCCTTACAGCAGCCCAATGGACATGCAAAACTATTCCAATGCTTACATGAATCCTTTTAACATGGGAAGCAGATCAGGGTACAACATGATGGGTGGTTTTGGCATGGGGATGGGCATGAGTCCACTTCAGTATCAACCTAGTCAAAGAATGTATCCAAGTCCTTTTGGTGGCCCTTTTCCTTTAAATACCTTCCCAAGAAATCCTTATAACACAGGAAGTCTTTATGGCCAGCCTATGCAATATGCGGGAATGTTTGGGGCGCAAACTGGTTATAACCCTTATCAAAGGAATTAAAATGAAAAAAATAATAGCCAATCTTGGTTATCGCCCTTTTGCTGGAAAAGCAAAAATGAATCACGGTGGCAGGGCAAAAATGGCTAAATGCAGAGATGGCCTTGCTATGAGAGGAAAAACTAAAGGGATTGTTACTTAATGGCTACAAGCGGCACATATGCATTTGATCTTGATCTAGGCGATATTGTTGAAGAAGCTTATGAAAGAATAGGTGGAGAGCCTCGTAGTGGATACGATTATCGTACAGCGAGAAGGAGCTTGGATCTGCTTCTTCTTGAGTGGCAGAACAGGGGTTTAAATTTGTGGAGCGTAAAAAGTGCTTCTCAAGCGTTAACTGCTGGAACGTCTTCATATGCTTTAACATCAGAAAAACTAGACATTATTGAAGGATTATTAAGAACAGATGCAGGGGATACTGGCAAGCAAAGCGATCTTTCTATGCAAAGAATATCAGTTAGCCAGTATGCCCAGTTAACTAATAAGCTTACAGATGGCAGACCTATTCAGTATTATGTAGAAAGATCTCCAAGCAATATTACTATTAACTTGTGGCCTGTGCCTGACTCTCAGGCAACATACACGTTTTTTTACTATTACATGGAGAGAATAGAAGACACAGGGAAGCCTGCCTCAAACAATGTGGATGTGCCTGCAAGATATCTTCCCTGTTTAGTTGCGGGTCTTGCTTATTATCTTTCAATTAAAAACAGAGACTCTGCTCAAGTCGCTCCTCTTTTAAAAGAGATTTATGAAGAGCAATGGAATCTTGCTTCTGATGCGGCTAACAAAAATACTTTGTATGTGTCTCCCGGCGGGTATACTAATTTATGAGTTCATATGCTTCTGGAAAACATGCTTTTGGATTTTGTGACCGTACTGGTTTTCGCTATCCAAAACATCAGCTTGTTAAACAAATAGAAAATCAAAGACCAAACGGACTTTTAGTTGGTTATGATGTGGTTGATCAAGATCAGCCCCAGTTACAGCTTGGAAAACTTAACATGGACGATCCTCAAGCAATTAGAGATGCTCGTCCTGACAAGTCCTTAACAGAAAGCAGGGCATTGTCTGCATTTGATCCAGTAGGTGGAGGATTAACAGCATACGGAACGCAAACGCTTAACCTTGATATAAAAGGCGAGGTAGGCAAGGTAACAGTGAGTACAAGCTGATGGCGTGGACATTCACAACTTTAAAGAATGCTTTGCAGGACTATCTGGAAACAACGGAAACTACTTTCGTTAATAATCTTCCTACTATTATCCTCCAAGCAGAAGACAGAATACTTAAATCAGTTCAGTTGCCTGATTTTAGAAAAAACGCAACAGGTAATACATCTCAGGGAAACCAGTATCTTTCTATGCCATCTGATTTTTTAGCTCCGTATTCC